CTCGCAGTTCTCGCGGCCGTCCCCGTGTCGCCGTGGAACAGCGCGCGCTACGTCTCGCGAAGGACCCCGCATGGCGCCGCATTTTACCCTAGAATCGTGCTGACTTTCTACCTGTAATCTACACACGCGGGCCTCGACGAGCCGTTCGACCTCCTCGGCACCGATGCCCGGAGCCACGCGGTCGCGTCCGGGTACGTCTCCGGCGAGGCGCTCCCCCACCACGCGGGCGTCGATCTCTACGCGGCGCACGTCCTCGCGGTCCACCGGATTCTCGGGGCGCACGGACGTCGCATGGCGATGTGGGACGACGTGGCGCTGCACTGGCCCACGTTGCTCGCCACTGTCCCCCGCGACGTGGTGCTGGTGCATTGGCCCAGCGACTACCGCGCGATGCTCGACTACCCGGGGCTGGACGTGGCCGCGAGCGCGGGCCACGAGGTGTGGGCGTGCGCCGGGACGCACGCCTGGCAGCCCCGGACGAGCGTGGCCACGGTCCGTGCCCACGTCGCATCCACCGTCCACGCGGCGGAACGGCGCGGGCTCCCCGGCTTCGTCCTGGCCCACTGGGACGATGAAGGAACGGCGAGGCTTGACGATGCGTTCTGGGCGCTCGCTCGGTACACCATGGAGCGCCACGACGCGCCGTGCCTTCCCGACGCCGCGGCGCGCGACCGCCTGTTCGGCGCGTTGCGGTCGGTGTACGCCACCGCCCGCCGTCGCACCGAGGAGATCGGGGCGCGCGTTGATCTCACCGACGAGCAGCGCGAGGCGCTGCACACCGAGAAGGCCTGGTACGTCCCCATGAACGCCATGGACGCGTTGATGGACGAGCAGCAACAACAGCAGCAGCGCGATCGCTCTTCGTCCCCGCCGTGACGCCCCTCCGGTGCCGGAGGGGCGTCACGGCACCATCACCCGCCCGGCTTCGGCGCGGACACATCCAACACCTAGCCCGAGGAGGCACACACACCATGGCGACCGACAAGACCACCACCATCAAGGCGAACGACGACGCCGCGCAGCCGGCCAAGGGCGCCGACGCCACCAGCACCGGTACCTCGCTGGAGCCCGGCGCTCCCGTCGAGACCTCCCCCGCTGCCGAGGCTCCGGCCACGGCCGCCACGACCGGCCACGCCGAAGGCTTCGACCTTGCCAGGGAGGGCATGCGTGGCGTGGACCGCGTGTTCGGCACCTCCGTCTCCACCCTGACCGAGCGCGCCCGCGACCTGCTCCGCCGGATCTTGGGCGAGCTCTACCAGGAGGACCAAGGCGGTTCCCCCGCGTCCCCGCTCGCCCACGAGGTGGCCGACGCCGTCCGCAAGGGCGCCAGCGTCAAGGACCTCAACGAGCGCGGTGACCGTCACCAGGACACCGGCGGCGAGGGCCTCAACGTCCGCGGCCGCGCCCTCAACGGCTGACCACCGCACCCCAACGCGCGGCGGAGGGAGACGGCCCGCCAGGGCTCGTCTCCCTCCGCCGCGCCTCCAAGCAACCCAAGAACCCAACGAAGGCGAGGTGCTCCATGGCGGCGACGGAATCCGCGCAGGCCCTCGAAGCCTTCGTGATCTACCGCGACATGGGAGTGGAGCGTAGTACGGCCAAGGTCGCGCAGCGGTTGGGTAAGTCCAAGACGCTCATGGACCGCTGGAGCGGATGGCACCGTTGGGTGGAACGCGCACGCGAGCACGATCAACGGATCGCGGCGGAGGCGGAGGCGCAGGCACGCAAGGAACGCCTGGCGGACCTCGAGCGACGGCGCAAGCGGCGCATCTCCATCGCGGACAAGCAGCGCACCATCGCGGACCGGGCGTTGGACCACCTCGATCCCAAAGACCTCAACGATCGGGTCGTCAGCGCCATCTTCAAGCTCCTCAAGCAAGCCAACGACGACGAGAGGTTGGACACCGGCGAGGCCACGGCCCGCCAGGAGGTCCAGGGCGCGCAGGGCGGCCCCGTGGCCGTGAAGGTGACGAGCGATGAACCAACCGCGCGGAGCGTCTTCGAGATCCTCCGGGACGTCGGCGTTCTCGCCCTCGCTCGACACGGAGACGATGATCTCGCTGACGACGCCGAAGTGGACGAAGTACATCCCGCAGGTCCCCAATGAAAAGCAACGCGCGTTCCTCTCCCCGATCGTCAATGAGTACCGCGAGGCCTTCTACGGCGGCGCGGGTGGCGGAGGAAAATCATCGGCGCTCCTTGCGGGCTCGCTCCAATTCGTGGACGTTCCGGGCTACAACGCCCTGATCCTGCGCCGGACCTTCGCCCAGCTCAACCTCCAGGACAGCATCCTCAATCGCTGCCACGCCTGGCTGGCCGACAGCGACGCGCGGTGGAACGCGGAGCACAAGCGCTACCACTTCCCCAGCGGGGCCACGCTCACCTTCGGGTACCTCGACAACGAGAACGACAAGTACAGGTACCAGGGAGCGGCGTTCCAGTACGTCGGGTTCGACGAATTGACCCAGTTCACGGAATCCATGTACACGTACCTCTTCACGCGCCTCCGGCGGCTGAAGGGCGCACGGGTGCCCGTGCGGATGCGTTCGGCGGCAAACCCGGGAGGCGTTGGTCACGAGTGGGTGCGCCAACGCTTCCTCATCGAGGGCGCGTCGAAGGGCCGCGTGTTCGTCCCCGCGAAGGCCAGCGACAACCCCGCGCTGGACTACGAGGACTACGTGCGGTCGCTGGACGAGGTGGACGAGGTGCTGCGCGCGCAGATCCTCGACGGGAACTGGGAGGTGACGGAGCGCGGGACGCAGTTCCAGCCGCAGTGGTTCGAGGTGGTGGACGCCACCCCCGCGCGGGCGCGCCAGCGGGTCCGCTTCTGGGACCTGGCTGGGACGCCCGTGCACGAGGGCAACCGTGACCCCGACTGGACCGTGGGCACGCTCATGGCCCTGGCCCCGGACGGCGTGGCCTACGTCGAGGACGTGCGACGCATGCGCGGCGCTCCAGGGGACGTCGAGGAGTTCGTCGCCCAGACGGCGAGACTCGATGGACCGTCGGTGCACGTTCGCATCGAGCAGGAGCCTGGCAGCAGCGGCGTGTCGGTCATCGACCACTACGCCCGCCGTGTGCTCCGAGGCTTCTACCTCGAAGGCGTCCGCTCGTCGGGGAACAAGGTCGTCCGCGCGCTCCCCCTGTCCGGCCAGGCCAAGGCCAAAGAACGTCAAGATCCTCCGCGCTGCCTGGAACCGCGACTGGCTCAACGAGCTATCGCGGTTCCCCGGCGGTGGCCACGACGACCAGGTGGACTCGGCCTCCGGCGCCTACAACGCCCTCGCGGAGATGGTGCCCATCCAGATCTACTCCTGACCGACCGGCCGAGTCACCACGCAGAGGGGGCACCGCATGGCGCTGTTCGACCGCGTGCCCTCGTTGAAGTTGCTCCCCCGCGCGTTGCGCCGTGGCTCCAAGACGACCGCTGCTCCGTCCGGGCCCGTTCCGTGGGGTCCGGTGCTCTCCTGGGGACGCCCGGAGGACGACCCCGACTACGGCGTCGGTTTCGGCGGCAAGGCCACGCAACAGCCCGGCTTCTCCATGATGCGCGCGATGGACGCCGGGACCACCCGCCGCATGAACAACTTCGGGCAATACCTCCACGCACTGAACATCCCGGTGGTGTACAGCGCGCTGTCGCTCATCGCCTACAACTACGCGGCGACGCCGTTGCGCCTCCTCGACGACGACGACAACGAGGTGGACCTCGCGAAGGTCCCGGAGCTCCGGCGGCTGCTGAAGCGCCCGAACCCCCGGATGAACGGCTTCGAGTTCCGCGAAAGCCTGGCCTACGACCTGTTCCTGACCGGGAATTGGTTCCTCGTCATGGACAGCCTCGACGGCAAGGGACGCCCGACCGAACTGTTCCGCCTGCCACCCGACAAGGTCTCGCAATACCAGGACCCGACGGGCGAGATCACGTACACGTACGAGGTCATCCTCGACAACGAAAAGCGCGAGATCGCGTTCCCGAGCGACCAGGTGGGCCACCTCAAGTTCTTCAACCCCGCGAACCCCTTGTGGGGCATCGGGATCGTCGAGGCCGGCGAGGCCGTCTTCAGCGCCTCGCGTCTCCAGATGGAGCTCCAACGCAACTACTTCGGGCGCGGCGCGATCCTGGATGGCGTCATCACGACGGAGAAGTACGTCTCGAAGGAGGACTACGACCGGCAACTCCAAGAGTGGAGGACGCTGCGCTACGGCAGCCGCAACGAGTTCAAGACCGCGATGCTCTGGGCGGGCGCCGACTACAAGCCCATCCAAGAGCCGATGGGCAACATTCCGCTCGTGGACCTGGCAAAGATGACCCGGAACCAGGCGCTGCAACTCATCGGCGTTCCCCCGCAGATGCTCGGAGACTTCGACCAGACCACGTACAGGAATGGGCAGGAGGCGAACTCGTTCTTTTGGAGCGAGACCATGACGCCGCTGCTGGTCCGGTCGGAGAAGGTCTGGAACCTGGTCGTGGAGCGGTTCGGACCGTACCACGTCGAGCACCCATCCAAGGAGATCAACGACCTCGTGGCGCGCTCGACGGCGGCGCAGCACCTGGCCAACACGGGAGCGGCGACGATCAACGACATCCGTGTGTATGCCGGGCTGGACCCGTTCGACGAGGACGACCCGGCGGGCCAGGCGATCGTGCTCCCGAAGGGCTGGTCGCTGATCCCCGAGGACTACCGCGAGAAGCTCGAGCTACTCCCATTCCGCGACGAGCGGCGGACGGATGCGCCCGAGGACCTCGACGAGGAAGCGGCGGAGGACGACGAGGAGGTCGGGCAGGACAACGCCGATCCCAACCCGGCCCCCGGTGGGACGGCCCCATCCACGTCCGTCCCGGTCGTTCCGGCGCGGCGCGGCGCGGCCTCCACGAACACGAAGCGCACGGCGCGGCCTCCGGCCCCACGGGCCGGAGCGAAGGCCGCGCCTCCTCCGTCCGTCACCGAGCGGCGACGGACACCGCCCACGTACAACCCGATGCTCCTCTCCGCCGCCGCGCGGCGCGCCCAGGAGCGGACACAACGCGCGGCGCGGCTCTCCACGCCGTCCCTTGAAGGCGGCACTGGAGGCAAAGCCAGCGCCGCCGTCCTGGCAACGCCGCGCGCTCCCGTGGGCACCGGCGCCCGCACGGTGGAATCCCTGGCCACTGGCATCGTACGGACCACGGCCGACCTGGAGCGCGCGGCGACCATCGCGCGGTTCCGCGAGCTGATCAACGTCTCCCCCACGGGGTTGCACGGCTGGCTCTCCGCACGCGAGGCCACCACCGAGCCCGTGGGCGACCAAAGCCAAGGCACCGGCGCGAAGAGCGTCGGCGCGACCCGGAGCGGGCGCCGCATCATCGAGATCCTCGGCAAGCCCGACGATGCTCTCGGCGTCGAGGACCTCCGGCACATGCGGAAGGCGATCGGCTACATCGAGCGCCACCTAGCCGAGCGACCCAAGAACGACCAGGCGCTGCCCGGCTGGGCCGCGAACCTCCGCGATTGGGGCCACGATGTCGGCGCTGGCGTCGTGGCCTCTTCCCCCACCCCCACCACCAACCGCTGACCCGCACGCACACGAAGGAGCACCACGATGGAATCCGTACAGTCCGTTACCCCCGAAGCCGTCAATGAAGCCCTTGGCATCTCGGGGTACGCCGGGATCACTGCGGCGGCCGACGGGACCACCGCCTCGACGCTGGACGTCACCGTGGCCGCGACCGCCTGGGCGCTCCTGGCCGACGGCACCCTCCTGGGCGCTCCGGACGAGCACCTCGCATCGACGACCATCCCGGGGAACACGGTGGCCGGGACGTACACGCTCTGGCTCGACGACACGTGGGGCAACAACGACGACATCCCGGCCTGGTCCGTGGCGGCGGTCGCACCGTCCACCCGCGCGCTGGCGGTGGCCACCGTCACGGTGGCGGCTGGCGTCATCTCGGCGGTCGTCATGAACCCGCAGGGGGTCGCCAACTACCCGCTGGCCGGCGCGTTCGCCACCACGGCGCCCGCCGCTGGTGCCGGAGCGGCCCTGCCCGCGACCCCCGCCGGGTACGTCACCCTGCTCATCAACGGCGTGGCCCGCAAGGTCGCCGTCTACTAACGCCACGAACGCGGCCCTGCGACGAGGACCGATGCAACCGCATCGGTCCTCGTCGTTCCCCTCGCCATCCATCGCCGCCACGCCGGACAGGAAGACCACGACACCACACAGGAGGACACGGATGACCAGCATCGCAACCGCCACGGGCATCGGTGGGAAGTCCACGGCCGCGCCTCCCGTGGCCGCCAGTGCCACCATGGAGGCCGCCGCGATCACGCCGTGGGTCCTCGACTTCGGCGTGAAGACCGTGGAAGAGGTGGAGATCGATGGCAAGCTCGGCCTGCTCCTCAAGGGCTACGCCAGCAAGTTCAACGAGATCGATCTCTCCGGGGAATACCAGGCAACCACCGCCTTCCACGACATCACGGATGCGTGGGGCGGCGAGGCGGAACCGGTGATCTGGTGGCAGCACGGCCGTGACGCCGTCCTCGGCTGCTCGCGCGTCGGCAAGGCGGTCAAGCACGAGGTGGACGATCAAGGCCTCTACGTCGAGAGCTTCGTCCCCAAGGATCCCGCGTTCAAGAGCGAGGCAAAGCGCCGACGCTTCGCGGAGATCTACGCCGGCATCAAGGCCGGGGCCATCCGCGGCTACTCGGTTGGAGGCTCCTTCATCCGCGTGGGTCGTGCCTTGGCTCAATGGAGTATGTCGGAGTTGTCGATTACGGATAACCCGTGCCTACCCAGCGCGGTGTTCAGCGTCGGCAGCAAGGCGCTATCGTCGGTGGTCGGCACGGTGCCGATGCCGACGATCGGTGGCAAGGACGACGACGCGGCGGGCGTCGTGGACGCCGACGACGGCCTCGAATCGCAGAGCGTCCTCGGTGTGATCCCGCGCTCCGCGTGGAGCGACACCATGGCCCAGGCCCAGCAGAACAACGACCGCGGGCTCCACGATCACCTCCTGGCTCGTCCCCCCGAGTACCAGGGCAAGCACGACAGCGAGCAATGCCCGCTGTGCGTGTCGAGCCGTGCGATGTACGGCGTCAAGGATCTCATGACGTTGGAGGTGCTCGAGCCGGAGGGCGTCTTGGTCTTGGAGGACCAATCGTCGTCGGCGAACTCGATCTCCCGGGAGCAATGGACCGAGTTCATGAAGGCCGCGCAGGCGGCCCTCGACTTCTCCCTGCACGGCTGCTTGATGGGCCGTTCGCCGCAATACCAGGGAGCCCATGACGGCAACGCATGCCCGGTGTGTGCCCTGGAACGACGAGCCATGGGGATCAAGGCCAACCGCAACGCATCCACCACCGCGCGCGGCGCGGCACCCGGCGGGACGGCGCGTGAGCGCGTCGAGAGCGCAGACGGGACCAAGACCGGCACGGCGGGAGCGAAGGCGTTCCTGGCCGCACACCCTGACCTCCGAGAGCGCCTCCGCGCGGCCCTGCCCATCCTCCTGGAGATGGACCGAGGGACCAAAGCGGGACGCACCCACAGCAAGGCCACCCTGGACGCGGTGCTGGGCGTGATCGCCCTCCTCCGTGACACGTTCGGGCTCACCAACGAGCAGATCGCCCAAGTGGCGTCTGCCGACTGACCACCCACCACCATCCCCCACCCCCACAACCAACGCCACCACGGCGAAGGAGTAATGCCCCATGGATCCCAAGGAACTGGCGGCCGCGATCGCGCGGCTGGAGGCACAGCGCGACGCCGCGACGGGCGACGAGCGCAAGGAGATCGAGGCCCAGATCGGCCTCAAGAGCGCGACCCTGACGCAGCTGCTCGCTGGCCAGGAGACGCTGGTCGAGGGCGAGCGCAACGAGCTCGAAGCCCTCCGCAAGGAGAAGGCGGAGCGCGAGCTCCAGGCGACGATCGATGCGGGCGTCAAGGAGCACACGGACGGCGAGGAAGACCGCATCGCGGCCGTCCTGGAGCGCGTCCTCGAATCCCGTGGCCTCAACGGAACCGGCGCCACCCCCACGCGCACCTTTGTCCACCCCACCGCTGGTGGCAAGGGCGGCCCCGCGGTCGTGACGACCGACGCGGGCGACAAGGAGCCCCACGACTTCGTCCACTTCCTGAAGGCTCTGGCCAACCGCGACCGGTCCGAGATCGGGCGCATCCAGGTCCTGAACGGCATGAAGACCGGTGCGGGCGGCAAGGCCCTCGTCGAGGGCAACGGAGCCGTCGATGCCGTGGCCGGGCCGTCCGGTGGCTACATCGTGCCTCCGATCTTCTCGAAGGAGATCATCGGCTACCTGTACGCCAACACCGTCCTCCGGCGCGCCGGCGTCACCGTGCTCCCGATGGGCGCCCGAGATATTTACCAGCCCCGGGTTTCCGGGACGGCGCGCGCCTACTACCGGGGTGAAACGGCTCCGATCACCGTCTCGCAGCAGACCTTCGACCAGTTCCACCTGTCGGCCAAGACCCTCGCGGCCCTGGTCCCGATGAGCTGGGAGCTGGTGAACGACGCTGATCCGGCCGTGGAGACGTTGGTCCGTGAGGACCTTGGCCGCCAGCTCGCCCTGACCGAGGACTACCAATTCCTCGTCGGCGCCGGCTCCACCACCGCCCCGCAGGGCCTCCTGACCCGCTCGGACGTGCAGGTGATCGCCGCGGGGACCAACGGCACCGCGGTGACGTACAACTACCTGATCGACATGCAGACGCGCCTGAAGAAGGCCAACGTCCGCAACGTGAAGCGGATCTGGGTGTCGTCCCCCGACCTCGAAGGGACCATCCGCAAGATCGTCGATTCGCAGGGGCGGCCCATCTTCGCCGATTACTTGAACCCCCAGGACTCGACCCTGTCGGGTGCCGAGGGCACGCTGTTCGGGCGTCCATTCTACACCACGACCCAGATCCCGCTGGCGACGACGGGCACCGGGAACACCACGTACCTCGCGTACATGGAGCTCTCGGAGATCTTCGTCGGTCAGCGTGGCGAGGTGGAGATCGCGGTGGCCGACCAGGCTTCCTACGTGGACGCCGGTGGCTCCCAGGTGAACGCCTTCCAGGCGGCGGAGGTGCTGTTCCGCGCCGTCGTCCGGCACGACATCCAGCCCCACCACCCCGCCGCGGTCGTCGTGGGCCGCGACGTCCTCTACTAAGAGGCTCGGTGATCCGGCGGTGGGGGGGGGGGGGGGGGCCCCCCCCCCCCGCCGGTCCCATCGCGATCTCTTGGTTCTTCGTTGGGGTTCCGTGGTCACCCGAGGAGGCTTCCGTGCGCTACCGCTTGCTCCGTCCGGCGAAGGTGCGCGGCGTGTTCCTCGCGGCGGGGACGGTGCTCGACACCGACCAACCGCCGCGCTCCATGTTTTACGTCGCCTACAAAGACGCCGACGACCTCCAGGATGAGGGCATCGTCCTCCCGATGCTGGACGACGACCCCTCCGACGAGGGCAAAGAGGATCCCCATGGGACGGCATGGCGTGCTGTGTAGCGCCCTTCGTGGCTGGCTTCAGAGGAGGAGGAGGAGGACGCGCTGATGGCATTGCTCGACCGTCCCACCTTCGCGGCGCTCACCAACCGCACCGACGTGCTCGACGCGACCGCATACGGCGATGCGTACCTGGGCGGCGTGTTCCAGGCGGTCCAGGACGAGATCGCCAGCTACTTGAACTACGACCCGACGTTGCAGGTGCACACGGAGGAAGGCATCGCCCGCTACAACACGACGGGTGTGTATCGCGGCCGGTACTACCTCCAGCTCCAACACGCGCCGCTCGTGCCCGGACCAGCCTCGACTATCTTCTCCTCGTTGCAGCTCACCTACGCGCTGGCCTCGCAGATCCCCACGAACGTGGGCCTCGACTTCGTGACAATGAATCACACGACCGCCCAGGTCTATGCCTTGTCCCCCGGCGCGGTCGAGGCGCTCCTGGGAGGCAGCATCGGCTTCGGCTACGCGCCGATGAGCGATGGCCTGTACGCCACGGGGTACACCGCGACCTACGCGGCGGGGTACGCCACGGGCGTCTCGGATCCGACGTTGCCGGGCGGCGTTTCCTACGGAGCGCCACCGCTCCCCAACGACATCCGCCAGGCGGCGCTGTTGCTGGTGCGCGAGCGGCTCGCCTACGAGGCGACGCAAAACGCGGATCCCACCAACACGCGGGCGGGAGACGTGGAGCGCATCAAGAGCGCCGACCAGGAGGTCGTCTACCGTCGCCCGCCCCCACGCTTCGAACTCAACCCGATGGGCTACGGCGGTCTCCTCGCGCAGCAGGCAGCCGGTAAGCTCGAGCGGCACGTGCGCCGGACCTTGATCACCATCATCTGATTTCGCCGGGCCGCGGCACAAGGACGGGGAGGGAGGACGGGGCGATGATGCTGGTCTTCCTCAACGCCACCATCAAGGGCACCCGCGGCAACCCAGCGGCGATCATCGCCACGGGCTACGCGGTACGTCGCGTCCAATGGATATGGCCAACGCCGCAGGACGCGCTCGGTCCGGAAGGTCAGATCATCACCGCGCGTTTCTACGACACTCCGTCGTCTGCCTGGCACCAGGGGGACCTGGTGACCGTCGTGTCGTTCGACGGAGTTCCGGCGCTTCCGGAGCCGTTCACCGCCGAGATCATGACGGTCCACGCCAAGCCGTCGCCGCTCCCCCTGCTGGAGATCGTGTTGAAGGGAGCGGACACGTGAGCGACGTTGCCTTGGTGATCGACCCGGTGGGCTTCGGGGGCGCGGCGGACGTCATGGCGCGCGCCGCGCTCGGCATGGAAGCGAAGGTCCGTGCCCTGGCTCTGTCCGAGGCGAAGCGGGTCGCGGAAGAGCTAGCGGCCGTTACCCCGCGCGGCGACGACCGCCAGGACGCCAACGGTGACACCATGGCCCACGCGGCGGACTCCTGGACGGCCCAGCCCAGCGAGGACGGGGCGACGGTCGGCAACGATGCGCCCTCCGTCCCGTTCCTCCTGGCCAACACCGCGCCGCACGAGATCCGCCCGCGCTTCGGCTCGGTTCTCTCCTGGGTCGCGGCGGGGCAGCCGATGTTCGCCCGGGTCGTGGAGCATCCGGGCACGACCGCCAACGCGCGGATGGTGGACCTGCTCGATCGGCAGCCCGAGCTGATCGTGGCCGCGTTCCACGGGCTCCTCGCCCTCGAAGCCGAGAAGCTCGCCGTCTCCATCGACAAAGCCGGGCTAGCCGGGGGAGGAGGAGGGATGCCGTGACGCCGTTCCTCAAGACCCACGCGACGCTTCTGGCGCTCCAAGGCGCGATCTCGTCCGCGATGAACGCCTACGCGGCCGCCGCTGGCCTCGCCTCCGTCACCGTGTACGCGGGCCCGGAGGACGATGCGACCATGGTGTTTCCCTGCCTCATCCTCAACGTCTACCGTGACGAGGAGATCCAGAACGGTGGCCAGCGCGGCAACTTCTCCACCGGGTCGGGCGCCGCGCCACCGAACCTCTACTCCGCCACCTACCTGGAGCAGATGGCCAGCACGCGAGGCGTCCCCACCAACACCGCCGCGCTGGAGATGTTCCAGCGCGGAGATCACCTGCAAGCCGTCTTCCGGGTGCAGAAAACCCAGAAGCTCTACGCGTCCGATGGGGTCACCCCGCAGGCCATGAGCGCCGGGTTCCACGTCACCATGATGTACGGCGAGGAAGGGCCCTGGATCACCTACCGGAGCAAGGAACGGATGGGCTGGAAGGCCGTCATCTACGTCCTGGAGAACCCGATCTACGTCGTCTCCTGATGACGTAGCGCGCGACGACGCCACCCGACACCATCGCGGCTCCCGTTCCATCGGGGCCGACAGGAGATAGCACATGCCCACCACCTCCAACTTTCCCACCGCGAGCGGCTCGCAGGTCGTCGTCGGCATCGGCATCGAGACCACGCCGGGTGTCGCCGTTCCTGCCTCGTTTTTCATCGATTTCGACCCCGATGGCGTCGAGGGCGCGTTCGACCCCAAGCGTTCCACCGAGAAGCTGGCCGCCGGCTCGATCTTCAACAAGCGCCGCGTGACCGACAAGGACGCCTCGGTGAGCGTCAAGCTGCGCGGCCCGCTGACCGACATCCAGTGCCAGCAGTTGCTGTTCCTCTGCGGGTTCAAGGACGCCGTGACGGCGTCGGGCCCCCTCGCCACCCCGACGATCTCCAGCGTGACGACGGCCACGACCGGTGGCACGCTCGTGGCCGGAACGTTCGGCTACCGCGTCGCGGCCAACGGCACGACCGGGACGACGCTGCCCTCGGCGGAGGTCACCGTCGTGACGACGGGCAGCACCAGCGCCAACACCATCAACTGGGGAGCGGTGTCCGGAGCCGCGTCCTACAACGTGTACGGCCGCACGTCCGGCGGCGAGCTGCTCCTGGCGAGCGGTGTCGCGGGCACGTCGTACGTCGACACCGGCGCGGCCGTTCCTGCGGGCGCGCTCCCGACGACCAACACCACGACCGCCGCGCCCTACACCCACGCGGGCACGATCACGATCCCCAAGTACGTCTCCATCTACATCCAGCGCGCCGGGCAGTGCGAGCTGTACGCGGGGCAGATCGCCAAGACCCTCAAGCTCACCGCCAGCAGCAAGAAGGTCGCCGAGTACGAGGTGGACTTCGTGGGGCTGAAGCGCCCGACGGACGCGGCGCCGCTCACCCCGACCTACACGCGGGACTACACCTACGGGCCCGCCGATCTCCAGCCGGTCCGGCTCCTCAACCTCGCGTCGAACACGTCGCAGGACATCGACGACATCGAGGTGGACGTGGACTTCACCATCGACGAGTTCCGGGGCGCGGGCGGCGCCGGCTTCCCGACCTATCTCACGGTGGCGGAGGCGGACATCAAGGGGAAATTCACGAAGGTTTTTGCCAACCGCGACGAGTACAACCTGTTCCGTGCGGCCGCGCAGCAGCCGGGCGTGCTCGGGTTCGGCATGGGCCTCACGACGGCGCGCAGCATCGTCCTCGGCATCCCCGGCGCGTTCTACCCGAAGCACACCTGGAAGAACCCATCGGGTGCCAGCGTCGTCGAGGACTTCGACTTCGAGACCGATCACAGCTTCGCCTCGCCGCCGCTGACCCTCACGGTCGTGAACAGCGATGCGACGGTCTACACCACGGTCTGATCCACGGAGGGCGGCGCGTTTCGCCGCCCTCCAGCGTGCCGCGTCGGAGCGGCTTTCCCTGGGAGATCATCGCATGCCAGCGTTCAACCGTCGAGCCACCACCCGCGTCATCACCCACCCGTCGTGGGACGAGGGCGAGAGCGTGACCGTGCGCCCACGCGTCACGGGAGCCATGTTCAGCCGCGCGCAGGAAGCCGCCAACCCGATCCCCAACGACGTGCGCGCCAAGCTCCTGTCGATGGACGAGACCGAACGGCTCCGCGTGGCGGGGGAGTACAAGGGCGATCCCTCGGCGTTCTCTCGGGCCATCCTGGAGGAGTACATCGTCTCCTGGACCCTCCGAGACACCCCGACGGAGGAGCAGGAAGCCGCCGGACAGCCGGGCGACATCGTGCCCGTCACGTCCGAGGCCATCGCGGACCTGCCCGTGCACTACCTCCAGCCCTTGGAGGCGGACTTCGAGGCCCACGGCCTCGGGGACTTCGTGCTGGCGCAGAGCGTGACCAACGAGGGCACGCCGCAAGGGGCCACGTTTCATGCACCAGCTAAGGCTGCTGGCGCACGGAGCGCTGCCAAGGCAGACGGGGCGCCTGGCGCGTGAGACCGCGCTGGACTACGTGTTGGTCTTCCAGGCGCGCTGGACGTTCGACGAGATCGACCGGGCCGAACGGGAGCACCCCGGACGGCTCGATCGCGTCCTGGCGTTCAAAGCGTTGATCGACGAGCGCCGGGCGGCCGCCATGGGCGGCGACGAGGACGGGGAGGGCTAACACGTGTCGGACCTGACGAGCAACCTGTACCTCGCGATCCGCGCGCGCAACCTCACCCAGGCCGGGCTCGCCTCGTCCGGGGCGTCGCTGCACGCGGCCGCTGCATCGCAGCTCTCGGACTCCCGCATGCAGCAGGCCCAGGCCATCGCGGCCGCCCGTGAGGGCGCGCGCGCCCAGACGCTGGCGATCGGTGAAGGCGCGGCCAAGAACACCACGGCCACGGCCGAGGGCGCGCGTGCCCGGACGCTGGCGATCCGTGAGGGCGCGGCGCGGGACACGGAAGCGCTCGCCCAGGCCGGACGGGCGCAGGTCACGGCGGCGCGCGTCGAGGCCGCCAGGCTTACCGAGGTCTGGCGTCAGGCGGGCGTCGGGGAGAGCAGGGCCACGCAGGCCACGGTCCGCGCCCAGATCCTCGAGGTCCGGAGGGGAGTGGCGCGGCAGACCGAGGCCATCGGAGCAGCCACCAGCGAGCAGATCCGTATCGTTCGCCTGGCCGCCGCGCAGGAACTGGAGGCCACCCGCATCGGTGCGACCGAGCAGGCCAACGCCATCCGTCGTTCGGCTGCCCTGGCGACCGAGGCCACCCGCATCGGAGGCGCGGAGCAAGTCGCGGCCATCCGTCGTTCCGGTGCCGAGAAGGACGCGGCCATCCGTCGCTCCACCGCCGAGCAGGACGCGATCACGTCCTCGCGCCGCTCGATGATCCCCAGCGCTGGTGCCGTCCTCATGGGTGGGGCCATCGCCGCCGGCGTCGTCGCTGCTCCCCTTGTGCTCGCCCAGCATTTCCAGAGCATGACGCAGTCGGTCGCCAACAACACCACGATGACCAACGCCGACCTGGCCAGCATGCGCGGCCACGTCCTCGACCTCGCTGCGTACAGCGGAGCGTCCACGGACAGCATCGCCCAGGGCTACCAGCACGTCACGAACTACGGCTACTCCATGGCCGACGCCACGAAGATCGCCAACGCCGCCATCAAGAGCGCGGTGTCCACGGGCGCCAACGCGAGCGACGTGTTCCAAACCCTCGGCAACGTCATGCACGAGTACAACATCCCCGCCGGCCAGGCGGCGCGCGTCATGGACACGTTGCACTACGCGGCGGCGCAGGGCAACATGACCCTGGAGCAGTTCGTGGAGCAGGGCGGCAAGGCCATCGGCATCGCGGCCAACCTGCACGTCCCGGTGGACCAGGTCGCGGCCGCGTACGCCGCTCTGACCCGCCACGGTCAGGACCCCGCCACGGCCGCGACCAACATCGTCGGCATGATGAGCAAGATCATCAACCCGGCGAAGGCAGCCCGCGTGGAGTTGGCGCGCCTGTCGCAGTCGTCCGGCATCGACCTGCTGGCCGACTTTACCCCCGCCGGCCTGAAGGCAAAAGGCCTCACGGGCGTCCTCCACGACCTCGCCATCGCGACCCACGGCAACGTCGCGGAGATCTTCCAGCTGATCCCCGCGCTGCGTGGTGGCCAGGGCGCGATGGCCCTGACCGGCACGGGCGCCAAGGACTACGGCACCATCCTGACCAGCCTGCACGGGACGATCACGGGACGGATCACGCCGACGATCAAGGCGTTTGGTGCGACCCAGACCACCCTCGCGTTCCAGCTCGAGCGTGCGAAGAGGCAGGTGGAGGTGCTCGGGATCCGTCTCGGGACGGCGTTGCTCCCCGCGGCCACGCAGGTGGCGACGGCGTTCAACGGTGTTCTCGGAAAGGCGATCGCGTTCGTCTCCGCGCACATGGCGTCGTGGCAGCGCACCATCGGCACCGTCACGCGGTTCCTGCACGATCACGCCAGGACCATCGGCACCGTCGCGAAGGCCATGCTATACGTGGCCGCCGTGGTCGTTCCGATGGTGGCGGCGTTCCGCACGGTGGGGATCATCGTCGGCATCATCACGGCGTGGAGGGACGCGCAGATCGCGCTCAACCTCGCCATGGCGGCGAACCCCGTTGGGCTCGTCATCACGGCCATCGTTGGCCTCATCGCGATCGCGGTGATCGCGTACGAGAAGGTCGGCTGGTTCCACAACGCGGTGAACGGGCTGTGGGGCGTGCTGAAGGGCCCTCTCACCAGCGCGTTCCAAGGCGTGTCGGCGCTGATCTCTGGCGTCGTGGTCCCGGCGTTCCACGCGGTGTGGTCGTTCCTGTCCGGCCCGGTGGCCTCGGTGATCGGCACGGTCGGCGGTGCCCTCAAGGGGCCGCTCACCGGGGCGCTCCGTCTCGTCGCGGGGTTCCTCGGGGGTGCATGGAAGGTCGAGTGGGCCGTGGCGGTGTGGGCGTTCCACCTGGCCGAGAACTCGGTCACCAAGATCCTCGTTCCGGCCATGAGCACCCTCTGGGGATGGCTCGGCAAGGTCGCGGGCTTCCTCGGCTCCACGTTCGGACCGGCGATCAGCACGATCACCGGGACGCTGCGCAGCGTCCTCGGTGACGCGCTGCATTGGGTGTCGCAGCAGATCCAGGGCTTGCTCGGGTTCTTCGGGAAGCTCCTGTCCCTCGTTGGGAAGATCCCCGGCGTGCACCAGGCCATCCAGGCCGTCGTCGCGGCGGGCGCGGACCCGAGCGCTGGCGCTGGATCTTCCCATCACCACACCGTCGTCCACCACCACCTGGTGGGCACGGGCAAGACGGCGCTCACCACGTCCCTCGACGCGCTGACGCTCGCCCTCACCAAGGCGTCCACTCCGTCTTCGAGCAAGGATGGGCTCATGGGGCGCGGAGACAAGACGCCGCGCGGTCACCTCTCGGCAGCGACGGAGGCGTTCATCCGCTCCCTCAACAAGTCCAAGAAGGGCGTGGTCGGCGGCCACGACTACAACGTGGACCTGGCCCGTGAGAAGGTGCGGTACCAGGGCGACCGATCTCGCTTCGGGACCAACCCGCTCAACGCGGCGATGCAGCGCACGCTCCGCGACGACATCGCCACCATCGGACGCACCGAGCGCAAGGGCCACCTCACGGACACGACGTACGCGCTGACGCAGGCGATGAACGCGGCGATTTACCATGCGGAGCACCGGCCCGGCAGACACGGCAAGCGCGGCGTCGTGGGTGGCCACGACTACGCGGCGGATGAGACCACCGACACCAACCGGTACCAGGCGGATCTGGCGCTGTTCCGGCAGGGGCTCCTGCCGGAGACAAGGATCCTCTCCGACATCGCGGCCATCTCGAAGGACGAGCGGGCGGGGCACCTCACGGATCGGGCGTTGCGCTACACGGACGATCTCAAGGCCTACGACCAGCGCCAGCACCTCCAAGCCGCCACGCAAGCGCAACACGCGGCGCACCACGCGGCGACGACGAAGGCGCACACGGTGGCCCACCAGCAGCGGGTGGACCACACGGCGGCCCTGGGGCGCCTGCACACCGCGCTCGTCGGGGCGCAGTCCCAGGAACGCCACGACAAGCGGTTCAACCGTGGGGCCGTCCCCGGGGACATCGCGCGCATCGTCGGTCTCGATCGACAGTACGAGTTGCTCCGCACCGGCAGCGCCAGCCAAGCCGACACCCTGGCGAAGGCGCTGGGCCAGTCCCTGACGGACGCGGTGTCTACGGGGACGCAGCAGGGCTACCTCCGGGCGCACCTTGCGTCCGGCCTCGTGCATGGCCGCTTCGGCCTGGTCTCCCGGGTCACGCCCGGCCAGGCCGCGAGCTACGGGACGACCAGCGCGTCGTTCGGCCCGCAGAACGACGCGCTGGCGAGGATGGTCCGCTACCTCGAGGAGAAGGTCGCCCAGGACGAGCAGACCATCGCGGAGCTTCGGAAAGCCAACGTGCGCGGCGATCAGCAACTCGTCGTCGAGACCGCCACCCGGGACGCGACCCGCACGGTCGCGTCCCGCATCACCCGCCCTGCCCCCGTCGCGCCGGATCCGTTCCGCTCGCACGGGTTCGGGCGGCCGATCTAACGGGAAGAAGGAGAGGAGGACCAGCGATGGCCAGCAGCCCCTTCGGAGGCATCGTCTCGTTCGCCAACCTCCCCACCCTGGACCCCACGCGAGCGTCGGTCGTGCGCATCAGCGACGATCGCGTGGTGGCCATGGCGCACACCGGCGCGCCCTACCCGTTCGATCACTACGGGCTCTCCCAAGCGCCCTACGACCACCCCACCGCCGAGTTCGAGTACCTGCTCGTGGCGGCCTACGGGCAGACCGCCTCGGCCTCCTACGCGGATGTCGAGGCGCAGTTCAACGCGATCCGCACCGCGCTCCGGGGCACCTACACCATGGGCACCACGACGGGCGTGAGCGGGGAGGTCGGCTACCTCACGGTCCAAACGGCGAGCGGCGCTGGGACGGCCAAAGCCTTCGCGCGGTGCATCAGCGCCCCGCAAGCGCTGAAGTCGGGGATCAACACGTACGCCTACCTGTTCCCGTTCAAGTTCATCCTGCTCTCCGACTGGCAATGATGACGACGACAAGCAAGGGGGTCGAGGACCGATGGCAGCACTCACGCCGTACGTGCGGTTCCGGGATCTCTCCGGCGACACCATCATCGCGGACTCGACGAACGTCGCGGACTACAGCATCGAGCACGAGCTAGATCTCCCCGTGAAGATCTCGTTGTCGGTGCCGCTCTCGGAGCCGGACGCGGTGCCGGCGGCGCTGAAGGCGGTGGGTGGCTCGGATAACGCGACGTATCTCCCCGTCCTCATGGAGTTCGGCCTCGAAGGTTCCACGGGCCCGATCGACGTGCGGCACCTGGTCGAGCACGTCGTCCGCGAGCCACGCACCGACGGATCCCTGCTCCGCCTCGGCGGCGACGACCTCGCCTCGCTGCTCGCGGACACCATCGTGATGTACCAGAGCTTTCTCGATGTGAAGTTCCAGGACGCGATCGCCGGAGCGGCCGGTACGATCGTGCCCCTGCAACCCTCCCACTACGGCATCTCGTCGGGCAACACGCTGCCCGGCGTCGCGGGCATCCTGCGCGTCCAGCCCGGGAAGGGCTCGTGGGTGGGCAAGCCACGCCTCGTCTTCTCGGGGTTCTTCGATCCGAGCATCGCGGGCCAGGCGACCAACCTGGAGAGCTACGCGGACAGCGTCCTCAAGGCGATCCAGGAGACCAACAAGCTGCTCGGTGGCGTGGTCATCGCGGGAGACGCGCAGCCGCAGGGCGGGCGCGGGCACGGGGTGTGGGATACGAGCGACGCACCGCTGAACCTCTCGGCGGTGCTCGGACTCCCAGCGATCGGGCCTGGCACCACGACCGCGACCACGACGGCCGACCAAACCGTCGTCGCCATCAACTGCGGCGGCGGGGCCATCACGGGAAGTCCGTTCGTGGCCGATACGGACTACAGCGGACCGTACGCCACCGTATACACGAGCACCGCGATCGACCTCTCTCGGGTCACCAGTCCGCCTCCCATGGCGCTGTTCCAAAGCGAGAGCTACCAGAACGGTCTCGTCTACACGATCCCAGGGCTCACGGCGGGCGCTACGTACAAGGTCCGGCTCTTCTTCGCGGAGATCACCGAGAACACGAACGGTCGCGTCTTCAACGTCGTGGTGAACGGAACCACCATCGCAACGAGCTTCTGCCCGTGGGTGGCTGGTGGGAGCCTGGAGTTCTCGGCGAGCGAACTCGACGCGAACACAGCCGCCGATGCGTCGGGCAAGATCACGGTCTCCTTCGTGGCGGTCACGGACCTTCCGACCATCTCGGGGATCTGGATCATCTACCCGGCTGGCTCGCCAGTGCTGGGACCGCCACCCACGGCCACCGGCACGGCCTTGTTGGCGATCAACTGCGGCGGCCCGGCGGTGGCCGGGACCGCCTTCGTCGCCGACCGCGACTACGACGTGGCTCCGCAGTCGAGCGCGACGGCGAACGCGATCGACCTGACGACCGCCGCCCATCCGGCCCCGCAAGCGGTCTACCAGAGCTATGCGTACAACAGCCCCAACCCGCCCACGTACACCCTGCCCGGCCTGACACCGGGCGTCCAGTACATCGTCCGGACGCACTTCTGCGAGCTATACTACAGCACGGCGGGCAACCGCATCGAAAACGTGGTCTACAATGGAACGACCGTCTTCTCCCACCTCGACACCGTGGGCACGCCGGGCGGCGAGTACAAGGCGTACTCGGTGGACGCCCTGGCGACCGCCGATGCCAACGGGCACATCGTCGTCTCGCTGGTGAGCGTCTCGCAACTCCCGGTCATCAACGGCATCGAGGTGTACGCAGCGGCAACGTCCTCCACCACGACGACGACACCCGCCGCCTCCAATGCCCTCATCGTGGGCAACGCCGGAGGTACGCCGTACAGCGGCTTTGCCTTCAACGGCAGCAACCAGGGCGCGGTCATGGACGAGACGGTGGAGGCGCGGGTCGTCCTGGACGGCCTCGTGGTGGACACCGACCTCTCGGGCGTCTACAGCGAGGCGTCGTTCCTCGGTGGCAACAGCGCCGCCGGGTTCCCCGCTGGCTACCGCGTGGCGGCGCTCGCGATGATCAACACCGCGCCACCCGGGCAATCGACCAACCGCGACCAGTGGACCGACAACCTCGTGCTGCTCGGGATCGACATCGGAGGCCGCTCGGGAGGCTTGTATTTCTGGTTCGGGGATGGGGCGATCCGGCCCTGGCCGAACAGCCCGCAGCTGCCAGTGCTCTCCATCGCGTTCGACAACGCGCACGCGATGCTCTACATCGGGACGCCGCTGGGCGTGTTCTCGCACCCGTCCAGCCCGACCGACACCAGCGCCTGGGTGCAGGTGGGCTCGCTCTCGGCGCGCGTGGCGCGGCTCGCCATGGTGCCGGACGCATCCGGCAACGCGGTGCTCTTCGCCCACGTGTTCGGGGACGCCAACCCGCAGCGCTACGATGGGATCTATCGCTACCCGGGCGGAGCGTCCACGACCGGATCCGACTACGGCGGCTGGGACGCGACGCTGCTCTCGGAGAGCATCATCGACATGGTGGTGACCGACGCCCTGACGTTCTGGACCATCACCAAGGCCGACCAGGGGCACATCTTCCGGCACACCGCGACGGCGACGGTCGCCACGCCGGTCCCCACCGCCTACGCGTTGCCCGCCGGGGTGAAGGCGACGAGCCTCTCACGGGTCATCACCGCCGGCACCACGCCGCAGGACAGCGTGTGGGCCATGACCGGCGGCGGGGGATCGCCCTGCTACTTCTTGGTCAATACCTCGGGGAACTGGGGATCCTTCCTTGCCGGCAACGCCGACGGCTCGCTCGTCGGACCGACCGGCCAGGCGCTCCAGGTGAACTCGTGCGTGGGCCTCGGCTTGACCCTCAACGGCGTGTACACCTCCGTGTTCGCCTCCACCAACAACGGCGTGTATTGGAGCGCGACCCTGGACGGGAAGGGCTGGAAGAGCCTCGACGGCCAGAACGGCCTGGACGGCGTGGCGATCCAGGGCGTCACGGGTGGCCAGCAACAGTCGTTCATCGGTGTGTCCGAGAACGTCTTCGTCGCGGCCAACGCGACGCAGGTGTTCCAGTCGCGCTCCGCGGCCTTCTTCTGGTCGGACCTCACGAAGGGCAAGCTCTCGGCGGGCGTGGCGTTCTCGTCGCTCGTCTACGCGGTCACGGGGACGTACCCGCACAACAACTTGCGGACCATCGGGCCGCAGGCGACCGCGCCGATCTCGGGGAGCGCGGTGAATACGACCACGCACCTCTCGGCCGACAACACCCACCTCCAGACCACCGCCATCCCGGCGTCTTTCTACGTGGAGCGACGCCTCGACGGGCGCGGGGAGTGGTGGTACTGGGTCGTCGCGCAGGGCTGCCCGATCTACCGGCAGCGCGCGGAGAGCCTGACGCAGCTCCAGACCAACGTGTCCGTTCCGATCCAGACGGCCAGCACCAACCTGCTCGGCATGGTCCTCTCGTGGCTCGGCAACGCGTCGGTGCCGATGACGACGGTGACGGTGCCCTCGTCGTTCGTGACGACGCAGGCGGCGCTGCGGCGGCTGCGTCCCACCATGCTGGTTCCACTGACCGCATCGGCTCCGTCGATCCTCCAGACCAACCGAGCGGGAGCGGTGGTCGCGGTGCAGGGCTACTCCTACGCGGGCGTCTCCATGTACGTCGTCAAGCACTCCATCAAGATGGGGAGCGGTGGGGGATGGGCGGAGACCGAGACGACGCTCTCGACCCACCTGGGGCCGGTGCTCTCGCCGACGGACTACGCCGCGAGCAACCAGTACGCGCTGCACATCCTCAAGATCTTCGGCAACCAGTGACACCCGCCGCTGGTCCATCGCATCGCCAGGAGGTCCATCGGTGGCGGAGTACAGCGCGATCCTCAACGAGACCACGGGGCTCCTGGCCCGCACGGGCCCCGACACGGCCGCATCCTTCTATCTGTACGCCGCGACGCCGGTGAAGTACACGCAGTACAACGGCGTGTCCGCAAACGTCCTCTACACCGACACGCTGCCCGCGCTGACGCCAGCGATCCTCTGGGGAACGCAAAGCAGCACCCCCGTGACGGCGGTGGACATCTCCAAGGACAGATACGTGCTGTTCACCGTGCCGGTCCACAACGGAGCGGCCGTCCTCTACATGACGCAGGAGAACAACTGGGGCAACGTGACGAAGCCCGCGAGCCAGAACGTCATCGGGCTCTACATGGCGACGTACGAGCGGTGGTGGGCGTACCAGGCGAGCAACAACGTGGTGGCGATCCAGCCTCCGGGCGGGTCGTGGAGTGGCGCGGCATCGCGCGGCGTGTTCGACGCGCAATCGTGGAGCGGCGCGGCATCGCGCGGCGTGTTCGACGCGCAATCGTGGTCAGGAGGTGCATCAGTGAGCGGCGTCAGCAGCATGTTGTTTGGCCCGACGGGGGGCACGGTCGGAGACACGTTCGGCCTCTTCGTCATCGCGACGGCGCTCCCGACGGGGGACACCACGATCGGCGACCACAATTTCGGGAGCGCCGGCTTCTTCCGGACCAAGCTCACCGCCGCCGGGCACGTCGTCCTGGAGAGCGTCACCAACGGTGTCGCGGGCACGCTCGATCTCTCCACCGTGGCGATCCCCCTGAACCAGTTCTGCTGGTGCACGTGGGGCGGGGAAGTGAGTTCGGCGACGAACTCGACGCTGGTGATCGGTGGCCTGGTGTTCAACGGGTCCGGGGTGGCGCTGGCACCGGCGTCGTCGAGCAGTGTCCTCAATGGCGTGCCAGCCACGCGCCCCTCCCTCACGGGGATCCTCGGGGTCGGCAACGCGGGGTCGGGCAACTACCTGGCCACGGCGGCCGGAGGCCCGATCTCGTTCTCCAAGCTGCGGCACGTCCAGGGCTTGAGCCAAAGCGCGCACCTCGGGTTGCCCGTGCCCAGCGCCGATGTGTCGGGGGATTACGGCGACTACATGGCGCGGCAGCCCACCGGAGCCGCGACGCAGGTCACGGACACCAGCGCCAACGCGCTGCACCTGCTCGGCAACGTTCAGATCGCGGCCGCTGGGCCCTACGCCTGATCGTCGCACCGCACGGAGGTTCCCCCGATGCCCTTACCCCTCCCGGCCCTCCCGGAGGGCTTCGACCTCCAGGACCTCGTGCAGACCCTGATCTCGCCGTGGGACGACGCGCGGGCGGCGCTCCTCGCCGCCATCGCGTCGGCCACGACCTCGATCTACATCGCGGACTACGGGCTGACGATGCCCGACCTCGTGGACGCGCTGATCGCCAAAGCAGCGCAGGGTGTTCGCGTCGTCGTCGTCCTCGATCACACCGAGAGCACCGGGACCGCCGAGCATCCCCTCGTCCTCCGCCTCGTCGAGGCAGCGACGCGCACCCCGCTCCTCTCCGTCGTCATCGCCACGTCCCCCACCGGCCACATCATGCACCTGAAAACCATGGTCATCGACGCCTGGCTCGTCGTGGATGGCTCGTACAATTTCAGCGGCAAAAGAAACGAAGAGGGGGCGCAGGCGGAGGTGAACGACCTGAACATCGTGCCTTCGAGGAAGCGCGCTGCGTTGTTCACCGGGCGCATCATGGCGCTCCACGACTGGGCCTTGACCCACGAGGCGCGCTACCAGGTCATTGGCCCCGAGGCAACCATCGGGGCGCGGCCTCCCGACGGAGGCGACGTGGCTCCGTCGCCGCGCACCACCAGCCCCACCCCGACTCCGGCCGCGGAGCCAGAAAGGACAGCCCCCGATGCCCTCACCAACGCCAGTGCTTCCCCCAGCCCAGCCCCGATCCCCACGGTGGTTCCGTGAGCGAGACGACGAGCGTCGCCGCCATCCCGACGTGACGCGGCGGCTCTCGCCGCGTCCCTCCGTGTGCCCGGCGTGCCGCGTGGACGCCGCGACGGATTCTGCCTGTTCGCACTACGTTGGCACCGCTCCCGGTGATCCCAAGGCCTTCGACGGGAAGGCAACGAACGGGCGCGCGCTCGTGGTCTCTACGAGCGAGTGCGCGCCCGTGCAGGGAGACGCGAGGACGTACTGGGCGTTCGTCGCGCAGCCAAGCGCCATCCGCGGCTGACAAGGAGGCTCACGATGCTCTCGATGCTTTCCCTCGCCGTGGGCGTGGTTGCCCCGACGGCCACGCCGTCGGTGACCAACGCCGCAACCAACGCGCTACCGTGGCTCCAGCTTCTGGAGATCCTCGGTGGCCTCATCGTGCTCCTGGCGACCACCGCCGCCCTGTTCGTCGGCCTCAAATGGCTCGCGGATCGCGGGCAGCTGAAGGTCCAGGTCGTGGCGCAGGACCGCCTCGACAAGACGTACGTCGATATGATCTCGGTCCAAGGCCAGCAACTCGCCATGCTGCAAGCGGGTGAGGAGCGGTTCCGGCTGGAGCTCCACGCGCAGGCCGAGCAGCTCAAGCTGATCCCCGACCTGATCGCGGGCAACGCCCGGATTGCCGCGCAGCTCGAGGCGGCGCTGGAACGCATCCGGCAAATCGAGGAGCAGCACCGCCAGCAGATCGGCCAGCGCGATGTTCAAATCGCGCAACTCTCCGACGAGCTGAAGACCGTCCGCCTGGACCGCGACCAGCTCCAGGATCGCGTCGCCCACACCGAGCGAGACCTCCACGAGCAACAGACCCGGGTGGCCGACCTCGAGCGTCGCCTCGCGGCACAGCAGGGCGGGCGCCGCACCGAGGATGGTGCGGCGCACGACGGGCCCCTGGTCTCCATCGACGTCCACGACGGCACGACCTCGACCTGGACCAGCTCCGACGGGACGAGCGGTTCCATCTCCTCCCCCTCCTGACGCCCCGCCGCACCCGCATGGTGCCGCATCGCCACCGTGATGGGCGTTGCGGGAGCGCAGAGACGCAACGACGATCGCGGCGTGGTGGTGGGATGCACCTGGTCCTCCTGGGCCAGCCGCGATCGACAGGGAGCGGCCCCGACCTACCCCGCCTCACAGAGGAGCCCCCATGGCCAGCCCTTGGACCCCCGATGCGATCGAGGCACTCAACGAGTTCATCGAGCGCGATTACCGCCTCGGCTGCCGTGGCCTCGCTCGCCTGTTGCGCGAGCGAGGCCACGATCTGACCACCAAGGCGGTGGAACAGCGCCTCTATCGCGCGGATCTCTCGACGGTCCGTGCCCGCGAGGAGTTCGCGGAGATGCGCCGATTGCGCCGCACCCGTGGCCCCATCCCCGAACAGGAGGCCACCCCACCCGTACGCCCGATCGCGCCGTCGGGAACGGTGGAGGTGCCGGACGGCGATGCCGACGTGCTGGTGGCGAAGGCCGTGGCGCGGGAACAGCGCACCCGTGACTTCCTCACGGAGGCGCAGCGCGAGAACCGCGCGCTCCGGCGGCAGGCCGTGCGTGGCGAGGACTTCCTCGCTGCGCTCTCCGGGATCGTCGCATCATCAGCGACGCCCGTAGCCCCGTTCGCGCCGCCCGCGCCGGACCTCCGGACGCTCCCCGACGGGACGGCGGTGCTCTCCCTCTCCGACCTTCACAACGGGCTCGTGCTCACGCGCGAGGCGAGCAACGGCCTTGCGTCGTTCGACGGCGCGATCCTACGCCAGCGCCTCGAGCTCCTCTGCACCGAGGTCGTGGCACTGCTGCGGGAGTTCCGGGTGAACCACCGCGTGGACCAGCTCCTCGTCCTCGGCCTCGGCGACTGGATCGAGCACAGGTACATGCACGAGGGCCAGGTCCACGACACGTTCGGCCTGGCGCTCCAGGTGCGCGGGGTAGCGGAGGCCGTCGCGTCCTGCCTCTTCGTTCCCCTCGCGCGGGAAGTGCGGCTGCTCCGGATGCTCAACGTGCCAGGCAACCACGACCGGGGAGCGGGCCCGAAGGGACAGTCGGAGCACGCGGACTCGTACGCGGTCCTGGTCCCCCACCTCCTGGGCCTCCATTGTCAGATCGCGGGCGCGCGCAACGTCGAGATCCGGGAGTGCGCTAACTGGTTCGAGGTGTTTCAGCTCTATGGACACGACATGATCGCCTTCCACGGTGATCAGCCGCGTCCTGGAGGTGGCGGTCCGGCTCCCATCTCGGCGCTCAAGACGCGGGCGAAGATGGAGAGCATGACGCACCGCAAGTTCCGGGGCTCGTTCCACTCGCACCTGCACAACGTCGGGATGATGACGGATGGGTTTTGCACGAGCATCACCAACGGGTCGCTCCCCGGCGCGTCCAAGTTCACCCTCGGCCTCGGCCTCAACGGGTGTCCATCCCAGACCCTATGCCTGGTGACGGCGAAGACGCCCATCGCTCGCCATTGCCCCATCCAACTCGCCACGCGCGAGGAGGTTCTCACCCTCGAACCGGAGGACCTGACGCTCTCCGCCTGA